TTCCATCAGTCTTGATTGCTGCATTATGATAACCTCCACTAGCAATTTGTTTCCAGTTGGTTCCTCCTGCGAATGTTGTGACTGGAGTGGATCTATTGGTTCCTGATGTATTGTCTCCTAGTTGTCCATTATTATTACGACCCCAAGTCCATAAGGTTCCATCAGTCTTGATTGCTGCATTATGATAACCTCCACTAGCAACTTGTTTCCAGTTGGTTCCTCCTGCGAATGTTGTGACTGGAGTGGATCTATTGATTATTGTATTGTCTCCTAGTGCTCCATAAGAATTACTACCCCAAGTCCATAAGGTTCCATCAGTCTTGATTGCTGCTGTATGATCTCTTCCACAAGAAACTTGTTTCCAGTTGGTTCCTCCTGCGAATGTTGTGACTGGAGTGGATCTATTGGGTGCTGTATTGTCTCCTAGTGATCCAAAATTATTACGTCCCCAAGTCCAAAGTTCTGGGGTGATTAATTGACCAGCAATCTGTGGATACACAGACATCAAGTATTCTTTGCTAATAAAACGATTACCTAAATCACCATCAGACCCTGTGAGATTAATATTGGGCATTTGGAGTTACTGGATTTACAACTGGAGGAGTGATTTCAACTTCATAAACTGCTTCTTTGGTTTCACAGGTATCAATCTCTTGAAGTTTTGCAAGTTCCCAATCATATGCTTCTTGAACTTTTGCATCAATTGCAGAAATAATAGTTTGAAGATCTACTTTAGATACTTCTACCCATACACTATTATCAAACTTAAAGTTAAATGAACCTTCACCTGAAACTACTTTTGATACGAGTGCTAAACGATTTTCTCTATCAGTAGAAACTTCAATTTCAGTACCATTTACAGTAACTTTAATTGATGTATTTTCTCTGCGTTGTCTTTCAGGTTTTACTTGTAACTTATATACTGCTTTAATATCTTCTAAAGTTCTATCTGCTTTCCAATAATTAAAGACTACTTCATCTTCTTTAATTTCGTGAACAGGACCATAAAGATACTCATACTTTGAATCAAATTCTGGATACTGATTTCTTGCAGGAATAATTTTTACGTCATCAGTGATTGATAAAGGAACATTCTGATAATCAGAAGAAGAAACTCTAAATCTTTCGGGAAGTTCAAGTTCTTCTAGTTCAGAATTAATCATTCTAACATTAAAACCAATAGGTCCTAATAGTAATTCTTGACCGTTAATAAGTGCGTACATAGTTTTTGAAATATTTATGCTATGAAGTATGTAGGATCAGTTCCTGATGTTACTGCTGCTGTATGATTAAATCCACTAGAAACTTGTTTCCAGTTGGTTCCTCCTGCAAATGTAGTGACTGGAGTGGATCTATTGACTGCTGTATTGTCTCCTAGTGCTCCACCACCATTATATCCCCAAGTCCATAAGGTTCCATCGGTCTTGATTGCTGCTGTCTGAAGACCTCCACTAGAAACTTGTTTCCAGTTGGTTCCTCCTGCAAATGTGGTGACTGGAGTGGATCTATTGGGTGCTGTATTGTCTCCTAGTGATCCAAAATTATTACGTCCCCAAGTCCATAAGGTTCCATCAGTCTTGATTGCTGCTGTATGAAAACCTCCACCAGCAACTTGTTTCCAGTTGGTTCCTCCTGCAAATGTGGTGACTGGAGTGGATCTATCGGTTGTTGTATTGTCTCCTAGTTGTCCACTACTATTATATCCCCAAGTCCATAAAGTATCACCAATATACTGGTCAATTAACCAATACTCACTTACAAAATAATTCTCCAAATCTCCTTCAGGACTAAAATACTGATTAGGCATTTAATTTATTTTCCAGTTCTTCAATTCTAATTTGCTGTTCTTTGATTGCCTCAATGAGTACTCCAATGATATTTCCGTAAGATAAAGTCTTTGTCCCATCAGCACCTGTCTCTACAAGTTCTGGAATCACTTCTTCAACTTCTTGAGCAATCAATCCAAGAGAAGGTTTATTGTTTTCTATCCAATCAAATCTAACTCCTTGAAGTCTTTGCACAAGAGCAACAGAATTCTCAATAGGTCGTATATTTGTTTTCTTATTTCTATCAGACAGTGAGGTGAAAGTCGTTGCGTTTAATACTCCAGTTGATGGATTAAAATAAAGTTTGGTTGATGATACGTTTGCTGCACTTAAAGTACCTGATGTGTTAGAAATAAATGTTGGATATCTAGTTGCATTTGTTGAAGTATCATCAGTAATAGTAACCGCAGATGTTGCCCAAGTAGAATCACCTCTCAAAAAAGTTGTACCATCAGCAGTTCCACTTGCTAATCTTACTGTAGGAACTGTTCCAGTTAAATTAGATGCTGCAAGTGATCCAGAAAAACTACTTGCAGTAATAATACCCGTAGTATTAATACTTGAAGTAGAAAGTAGTGTTTGTGCAGTTTGTGCAATACCAGAAAGAACTTGACCACTTGGGACAGTAATTCCATAAGTGAACGTAGGAGAACCTGTTCCTGCATTGTTTATAACTCTATCTACTCTAAGTTCAGACATTCGTAGTAACTTCTTTTCTAGTTATTTATTCTTTAAGATATTTATTTCAGATTTTAATTCTTCTATTTGATTCTGCTGTTCTTTAATTGCTTCGACTAATATTCCGATCATATTAGAATATGAAACTGATTTGATTCCATTTTCATTAGTTTCTACCATTTCTGGTGTAACTTCTTCAGCTTCTTGAGCAATCAAACCAAGAGAGGGTTTGTTGTTCTCTAACCAATCAAATCTTACACCACGAAGTTTTTGAAGAAGAGCAATAGAATCTTCAATAGGTCTTATATTTGTTTTTAGAGTCTTATCTGATAATGATGTAAATTGAGTTGCTCCAAAATTACCTGTTGATGGATTAAAAGTTAATTTTGTGCTTGAAACATAGGCAGTTGTATAAGACCCAGAAGTTGCACTTGAAAGTGTTGGATAATACGTTGTGTTTGTTGTAATATCATTAGTTAATGTAGCACCAGCAGATCCCCATTGAACTCCAGTTACAGTTGAAACTAATGCTTGACCATTAGTACCAACACCATTTGAGAGTGTAATGGTTCCAGTAATTGTAGGAGAACGTAGAGTACTCACATCAACTGTTGTCCATCGGGTTCCAGTTCCAGTTGACTCCAGATACTGTCCAGTAGTGCCAGTAGAATTATTGGCGTTTAATGCGCCAATAGTTAATGCAATATTTGGATTTAATCTTGGTTGATTGAGACCCATAAGGTTCCTCTAAATGGAATGGAAATAATATTATGCCTGTGCTTCTGTCCAAGAAATACGACCTAATACATCAACGTTTGCAGCACCAATATTTGTTACTACAATTGTAAGTGTATCTGGTCCATCTGGATAAATGTTGACGTTTGAGTTAGCACCACCACCACCAAGAATACAGTTACCCAAATCACGAACTGCTTCAAGGTCAATACTTTGTGTTGTACCGACAAGGAAACCGGCAGTAATTTCACCACCAGATACAGTTGCGGCACCTGTACCATGATCAGCAATCTGCGCCAAACTGGAGTTCTGTTGTCCAGAAGCGTTACCAACAGCATTTGTCCAAGCAGTAGATACCGATGGAGTTGTATTAAGATATGCTCTTACAAGCATGTTCGAACTTGCAGTTTTAGTTGTAATATCAAGAGCACGAAGAACTAACTGCATTCTATTAATCAGATCTCTTGCACCTAGAGCACCAGGAATACCCTGATCTACCGAAGGTGAAACACGAATTGAGAAAAGTGCTTTAGATACGCCTGCAGCAATTGTAGAGAATGTCGTTTGTCCGTATGTAAACACCAGTGATTTATCATCATCATATCTACCATCCATTATAAAACTTGTTCCCCAGTGAGAAATTGTTGGAGCAAATGTTGGGAAGGCATATTCAACTGCGACTGGAGCAGTTGCGGAATAAGTAAATGCTTGTCCAGATGAAGCACCCATAGGTGAAATAGATACCGTTGGGTTTGCAGTTGATGCAGCATTGGACATTGTGAAGGTTCCAGAACCAATTGAAGTAATCCAAGTATTATCTGGAATTGCAGTTGCTGCTACTCTTTGACCAGCTTGCAAGTTTGTTGTTGATGCTGTTGCAACATTAGATCCAGCAGAAACAGTCAGAGCAAGAGATGAATTTCCTGATTGTGCTCTGGTCAATCCAGTGAGTGAGTTTGTTGTAATACCAGTATAATTTACATACTCATACTTCGTAGCATCACGAATTACAACAGTACCAGATGATGGGAATCCTGCAGTACTTGCAATACCAACAGTTGTATCAGAAGTACCTACACTTCCAGTAATAATCGTTGATGGTGGAGTTGTAATTGACTCATATCTTGCTGGTAAGTTACCAGATCTCATATATGCTTCATTATTAAAGTTATTGTTTACTAATTTATGACAATAAATTACATCTCCTGTTGGACCTCTAAATCCCCAACGAACAAATCCAGCACCATACCAAGAGTAATCAATATAAAACATCTGCATTTTGGTCAGATCAATGTTAAATCCAGAAGGTCCAGTTCCATCACATTTATCAATATTCCACGATGACTGTGGAATTTTTACATCCACTGTTTTAGATACCACAGCATAAGTAATATTTGCTGCTCCTCTAAAAGAAGGACTAATTGTTAAAGAAGTATCACTTGCAATATCAACTACCCTGTGGGACATTCCACGAATGACGATATAATCACCAGGAATTAATTGCTTGGAGAATGCAGTTGGGAATACGGAAGAAGTTTGAGTGACTGTATTAGCGCCAGCACTTACACTGATTTTACCTGAAATTTGATAAGTAGAGTTTCTACGAACAGCAGAGAGTGTTTGACCATCAAATTCAAAGAATAATCCATTTTGTTGATCAAATGCACCAAGTCTATTTGAACATCCATTCCAGGAATTAACACTTACATAATATGAACCAGATGCTGTAGTACTTGATAAAGTAGATGTTGAAAGGTATGTAAAGGTATTCAGTCCAGTGATTGATGCAACAGTAAATGTTCCATTATATCCAGATTCATTTGCACCAGATACTGTAATTGAAAGTCCAGGTACAATACCTTGTTTGTTGTGAGGTTCTCTTGTTTGAACAGTAACTGTACTTCCAGACGCTGTTCCTGATGAAGTAAGTGAATCAATTTGGAATCCTGGTTTGAGAATTGTACCAGAACTAATTTGAACACCCTTACCAGACTGATAACGGAAATATCTTCTTGTTTGACGAACTGCTTGTATATTATTTGATGAGGCATTACTACTGAAAATTACACCACCGTCAAATGGTCTGTGAAGATATTGTGCCTGTGGTCTCATATAAATTGCCGCAGATCCAAATGAAAGACCAGAAGGAACACCGGCAGCAAACGAATAATAAACAAATACTGTTGGACTTGTTACTGCAGCAACAAAGAAGTTTCCATTTGGGGGGTTTGTGCCCGTAATACCAGTAACAAGAATTTCATTACCGATTGAAAGTCCGTGAGAAACTGTTGTAGTTACAGTAACAGCATTTACTGAAGTTGTAATGTTGGAAGGGGCAGCACCAATTTGAGCACCAACATAAAATGATCCAGCAAAAATCTGAGTTTTGTTTGAATCAAATAAAGCAGTAACAGCAGTTGTATTTATTGCTCTTGCAGTATAAGTAATGGTTCCCGTACCACCACCACTTTCAATCATAAAGAGACCATTTGCAAATGGAAGCACTGCATCCTGAACAAAAATCGTAGTTCCGTTTGCAGCAAAAGTTCCAGATGATAAAACAACAGTAACTGTTCTAGAACCATTATTCATGGTAATAGAACTAATGTTTGAAACTGTTGTTTGTGCTTGGAATGCAGAAGGTCTATTGTTTATTAATGATAGATTTTCCCACTTGGTAGTTTGAGTACCATATTCAAAGTCAGTATCAATCAGTGCCTGAGCGGTTGAAACTCTAAACTTATTAACTGGATCAACATAAGATTCAGATGGAGTAAACTTTTCATCATACTCATCAATTGTGAATTGAAGTTTATCAGTGCTGCTCATAGAAGCAGTATTATAATTCAATACAATTGTTGTGGTATTAGCGTTCGCAGTACCAGAAGTTGTATATGAAGTTGCCTTTAAGTTTGGATCAGAAAAATTATAGATAACTTGATTAGTCGTAACATTCGTGATTAATACCATTCTCTCTCTTGGTATTACACGAGGAATGATAAGTGTCTTGGTTGAAGGGGTAAAGGTATAACCAGTCTCAAGTAATACTTTTCTTGCCATTGAAAAAAAATCCTCTACTTATGTTTAAAATACTTTCTTTATTGTTATTTATACTTTATACTTTATACTTTAAAAAAGAATGTCAAGTGCATTAAATGGATATTTTCTGGTGGTAGATTTTGTAGTACCAGCAGTTGTTTTAATCATAACTTCACTACCTTCCGGCAGTGCTTCAGTAAATTTAATTTTACCATCATAATCAATTGTATAACCAGTTCTTGATGCCAAGAGTGAGTTATTGAATACATATTCAGTATTATGAACATATGCAGATTGCATAATACCATTTACACTGATTAATAATCTAAATGGATCAGTGACCGAAACAGTATCATAATTAAATGTTGGAGTATATGTATTCTCTCCACCAGCAGAAGAGATTTGATCTAACTCATATAAATCACCAACAGGAATACCTGTCAATTGTGATCCATCACCTTTGAATGATATAGCAACAACATCATCAAGATTATTCAAACGATCCATAATGATGGTAGATCCAGAACCTATAGTGATTGTGGATCCAATTGCAACATTAATATTTTTATGAACAGTATATAATAATGTATTTGATGGGAGTGTTGTACTTGAAGTAATATTTTGATTATCACCAAAAAATCCTAATGTAGAAATACCAACAAGATTTGATGATGATGGAATATTGGTAAGGAATGCCCCAGAACCATAGAATGCAGTTGCAGTTACAACACCAGAAACTAATACATCACCCTGAACTGTAAGTTTTGATGTTGGATTTGTGGTTCCAATTCCAATATTACCGCCAATATAAACACTTGAGTTAATACCAGTAACTTGAAGAACTTGACCTGCAGTCCCTGTTGAAGTTCCTCCACCAATTAATACAGGACCATTAGTAAAAGTAGAAATATCAGAAATACTTAATGCAGTTCCTACAATATTACTGGATAAAGTAATAGTAGCGATACCTGCTGCTCCTGTTGTTCCAGTTACAGAAAGTCCAGAACTAAAAGTTAATTGACTTATACTACCTGATGTACCAACAATATTATTACTGGAATCCCTAACAACTAAACCAGTAACAGCACCAGAAGGAGCAGCAGGAACCCAAGTAGGAGCATTACCAACACCATTTGATTGTAGTACTGTTCCGCTACCACCATTTATTAAGAATACTGTAGTATCAGCAGCAGATTGATAAGCAATATTTCCAATAACACCACCCTTAAGGTTTGTTGCTATACCAGCATTAGTTGCATAAGTTGCAATACCAGCATTGGTTGCATAAGTTGCTATACCAGCATTAGTAGCATAGGTACTTACTCCAGCATTTGTAGCATAAGTTGCTATACCAGCATTGGTTGCATAGGTAGCAATACCAGCATTGGTTGCATAGGTAGCAATACCAGATGAAGTAGAATAACCAGCAATAGTTGCATAAGTTGCTATACCAGCATTAGTAGCATAAGTAGCAATACCAGCATTAGTAGCATAAGTAGCAATACCAGATGAAGTAGAATAACCAGCATTAGTAGCATAAGTAGCAATACCAGCATTAGTTGCATAAGTTGCTATACCAGCATTAGTAGCATAAGTTGCAATACCAGATGAAGTAGAATAACCAGCAATAGTTGCATAAGTGCTTACTCCAGCATTAGTTGCATAAGTTGCTATACCAGCATTAGTAGCATAAGTTGCAATACCAGATGAAGTAGAATAACCAGCAATAGTTGCATAAGTGCTTACTCCAGCATTAGTAGCATAAGTGCTTACTCCAGCATTAGTAGCATAAGTTGCAATACCAGATGAAGTAGAATAACCAGCAATAGTTGCATAAGTGCTTACTCCAGCATTAGTTGCATAAGTTGCTATACCAGCATTAGTTGCATAAGTAGCACTAGAAGCATTACCACTAAATGAAGTTGCTGTAATAACTCCTGTAGAATAAATATTACCTGCTGTTATTATACCTAATGTTGTTATACCAGAAACATTAAGTTGTTGAGATGTTAAGTTTGTGGTACTTGTAATACCTAAAGTACTGATACCGGAAACATTTAACTGTTGTGCGGTTAAGTTTGTTGCTGATGTGATACCTAATGTTGTGATACCAACAATTAATACATCACCAACTACGTGAAGTTTAGATGTTGGATTTGTGGTTCCAATACCAATATTACCACCAATATAAACACTTGAGTTAATACCAGCAACTTGAAGAACTTGTCCTACAGTTCCTGTAGAAGTTCCACCACCAATTAAAGTCGTAGATCGAAGTGTTGATATGCCAGAGATATTTAAACTTGTGAAGTCATTAGGTGCCTGTTGAATAGCAGTTTCAATTGTTGCTGTTGTTGTAGCATCAAGAGAAGCAATATTTTGTAATTGTCTTGCGGAACTAATGACTTGGGTTGTTCCAATATAATATGCGTTAGAAGTTACAATACCAGAAACGGATATATTAGTTGCTGTTAAGAAACCAACTGTTGTTATGCCAGAAACATTAAGTTGTTGTGCTGTTAAGTTTGTGGCGGTGGTGATACCAAGAGTAGAGACACCAGAAACTAAAACATTACCAACAACTGTAAGTGCTGATGTTGGATTTGTGGTTCCTATACCCACCTGACCAGAAGCACTAACAACAAAAGGAGTTGCATCGGGGTTTGCAGAATCTTCAACAACAAGAGCATTACCAGAACCAAGTTGAGTAATACGAACCATATCACCTGATGTGGTTCCAGAGAAGAGACCAGCAATACCAGTTGAGATTGGAACTACATTAAGTGTATTATTGAATGTGGAAATACCAGAAACATTCAGTTGCTGTGCTGTTAAGTTTGTTGCTGATGTAATACCAAGAGTGCTTATACCAGAAGAACTGATATTTGTTAAAGTTGCGTTGGTGCTTGTTAAAGTCGTAACAATACCAGTATTGATATAACCAGTAGTGAAATTACCAGTTGCATAAGTTACTGTAGTTCCTGATAGAGTTGGAATCGTACCAACACCACTTGCATTAATATTTCTTACAACTGCTAAATCATTTTGTGTGAATTGAACTGAACCAGCAGCAAGACGAGTGCCTGTTGGAAATTGAGTAGAACCAATACCAACAGCATAGTTAATTAACCAAGCATCTGTTCCAAGTCCAGTGAAACTACCAGACTTGAACCACATAATTTTCTTGTATGTGGCAACTGTAGATTCACCAATACCAGGATTATAAAGTTGAATTAATGGACTACCCTCGGTTGATGCAATTGCAATGCCACCATGATTTGCAGTTGTGTCATTAGAAACATCATTACCAAATGCATCAGTTCTAAATCCCAAAACAATATCTGGGTCAGAAACTTGTAATTGCTGAACATTAATGAATGCAGTTGTTCCACCAATCGTAATGTTTCCAGTAACATTCAAATTGCGATTGATTTGGAGGTCTCTTGTAACTGTTACGTCTTGTGGTGCAGTAAATTGACTTGGAATACTTAATGATGGTGTTGAACCTTCTCCAGAAGTTGCACTTACACTAATCTGATTTGAAGTTCCAGATATTGACTGAACATAATCACCAGTTGTATCAGTTCCCAAACCAACACTATTGGGTTGAATGGTCGCTGCTAATGATACATTCCCAGTACCATCAAAGAATACTGGGGATGCTACAACGTCACCAGAAAGTGAAATTGTTCTTGGAGTAACTAATTGAGTTGCAGAAGCAGCAATACCAGTTAATGCGCCGATGAATGTAGTTGCAGTAACAACTCCAGAAACTTTTACATCACCAGTTACTGTAAGTTTTGATGTTGGATTTGTGGTTCCTATACCAGTATTACCAGAAACATAAGCACCACCAGTAACTTGGAGATTTTGATTTGCTGTTTCTGTTAATGTTGTAGTTCCTACAAGAAGTTTATTATAAACCAAACTATTTGCATTACTATCAACTGTAAAAGAAACAGAGTTATTAGTAAAAACTTTAAAATTATTTGTAGAGATCCCAAGATTATTATAATAAGTATCTGATGCTATACCAGATGAAAAATAAAATGTTCCATCATTATCAATATATTCTGCTACATCATATTTTGGTCCTAAATCAGATCTCCTAAATGCAATTGACCAAGAATTACCATTTCCAACTTCTATTAAAGTATTGACTGGAAATCCAAAAATTTCTGTTGAACCCACACCCACAGTAGGGTATCCATAAGAATGAAGTTTTGCTTTTGGATTTACCGTTCCTATTCCAATATTACCAGAAATTGTTACATTATCATCAATATTTGTCGTTCCACTTTGCGAATTTAGTTCCAGATTTCCTGATGTACTATAAATTAAATTCGCAGAACTCACCCCAAGTTCAAGATCGTGTGCGTCTACACCACCATCAAATGTACCTTTACCATAAAAATTGGCATCTCTCCAACGATTTGCTCCAAATCCAATTTGAGGTGCTCTACCTACATCATACAACCCATCAGTGTCTGGATATAAATTTGCACCAAGAGTTACATTGCCAGAAAATCTTGAAGTGCCACGAACATCTAAATCATAATCAGCACTAAAAACTGTTGAACCAATTCCTACACGACCAATAACTTGTAATACTTGTGTATTTTCACTATAAGAAGTTATACCAATCTTTAGATTTTTTTGTCTGCCGCTTAGGAATTTGGTCATTTTTGAGTATTAATTGAGTGTTTCTAAGATACTACCAAGAAATTTAATATCAGTTGCATTACTTGCAGAAAAAACAAGAATATCGCTAGATTCCAATACCAGTTTGCCCGAAAGTAAATTTGCAGTGTCATTTGCGGAAATTGGAAATGACTTTACAATTTCCGTTGTGACTGCGATTCCTGCAGTTGATCTTTGGTGGGAAAAAGAAACTGTTTGTGTATTATTGCCAATATTTGTTGCCTGTGCAAGAAGAACTACTGCAGTATATCCAACTGGTGCTGTATAAATTCCCACCGCATTTGTAGTGGCAACTTTGGTAATTGTCTTAAATACGTTAAGTGCTAATGCCATTTTTTTATTCTCCTCCGAGTGCTAGAATGAATGGTGTCATTGTTGAAAATAAACTCTTTGAATAAAATCTACCAGAAATAGTTCCTGATTGTTGATTAATCGCAACACCATCACCAATTCTAAAATTACCTGATTGGTCGGTGGATGTAAAAACTACCAGACCACCATTGCGAGCATCAGTTTCATTGTCTTGTATTGGAACTCCACCAGTAGAAGGAAGAGCAGTTGAAATAGTAACTCCAGATCCAATATATTCAAATGAATGACCAGATGCTAGTACTCTACTTTGTTTGAAAAATAGAACAGTTGAACCAACACCAACAGCATAAGGAACATTATCATTCAAAGTAATAGTACAAATTCCAGCAGAAATTGGTGTTGAACTCTTAATTGTATAATAAGTTGGTAATAATTCAATGGATGCTATAGCAGTATTTATTCCAACATTTGGAGCACTAATTTGAACCGCTGGAATTGAGATGTAACCACGACCATTAGATATAATTTCAAATCCAGTTATACTTCCATTACTAATTACTGCAACTGCCTGTGCCTGAACGCCCCAGGAAGTACTTGGAGGACTGATAGTGACTGTTGGTGTGGTTGTATAACCAGTTCCACCAGAACCTACTACAACACGATTTAAGGTGTAGAAAAGACCATCCAAATAAACTGCTTGTCCATCATATGGACGAACTATATTATTTTTAACTGTTCCGCCCGAAACATAAACTTGATTAGGTGTTGTAGAAACTCCAACATTAATTGAAAATGAAGTAGAACTTGGAGTACTTGCAATTTCAAAAATATATCCTTTATCACCACTTGGATATATTACAGTTCCGCCAATACCAGTACAAGTAAATTGAAGACCAGATATTGAAACACCCATTCCAACATTAAAGTTGTGTGGAGATGAAGTTGTGATGGTTGTTACGCCAGTCGTATTTGTATAAACCGCATTTGATACATTTAACGTAGGAGTAGTTAAATTTAATACAAATGTATCACTATTTGCACTTGCATAAGAAGTTATTATTCCAGTATATTTGCTTGGTCCTACGCCATCACCAACCAATCCATAATTTCCAAATGATGAATTTGAGTTAGTTAAATCGCAGGCACCACCACTTCCGCAATATACTGCTACGTCATTGCAAATTGTAAAGAGTGATACTAATTGAGCATAACCTTCATTGGTAATTGAAACCCCAATACCACCTTGATTATATTGAGTATAGCTATCAAGAACCATAGATTTTGTAGGTCCAATAGAATGCCTACCATCAATTCTCATTCCAATACTATTGGGAATAAAGTTTGTACAGTTTTGAATATAAGGTGATTGATTGATGTATCTTGGAGCAGTTGGATTAAATGCAAAGATGGCACCAGTATTTGCTGCGCCCACAAAGGACATATTGGAAATATAATTTCCATTTCCAACATAAAATAAGTCTCCTTGATTTTGCAAAGAAATTGATACTTCCCTTAAACTATCTCCAACAATACTTACTTGATTTGGTAAAGTGATTGGATTATTTTCTACATAAGATCCAGGAGCAACCCTAATAACTGTGCTTGTTGTTGCAACTGCAACTGCTCCTGCGATGGTTGCTTTTGCGTCTCCAAGTCTTCTTCCTGTGTTTGTGTCGCTTCCGTCTCTTGTGACATATAAAATATTAGTAACAGTGGATCCAGCACCCAATCTTATGATGTCTGTTCCTATACCAGTTCTTTCTCGTCTGGTATAAAGTTCAGCATCATAAGTATTAAGACCTAATTCTCCTAGTTGTATATCCGCAAGACCCGGAAGTTTTCCAGGCACAGAGGATCTTTTTATCCTAATCGGTGTGCTCATTTATAGATTTCGGTATTTACCAAAAAAGAGGGATATATATCCCTCTTTTATTTAGTATTAAATTTTAAAGTAGGTTTTTATTCTGCTGCTACGACTTCTGTTGGCGCTTCTTCTTGAAGGACAAGATTTAGTGCTTCAATGGCTCCTTGAAGACGAATAAATTGTTCTTTTTTTTGAATAAATGATTGTTCGGTTTGAAGAATATCTTGGCGAAGTTCTTCTGCTTGTTTAGTCAAATTTTCAAGCATTTCTTGTGGTTTCATACGTGATATAGAATAACTACGGGATTATTTAGTACCTATTAATAATACACTTTTGGAATGTGAATGTCAAGTGTTGATTTTAATGTGATAGTTTCTCCGGATATAATTTTTAAATATTTACCAAATTCCAAATTAATAAAATCATTTGAATTTTCTTTTTTGTATGATATAGTATTTGGTTCTGAGTTTAAAAGTGGATTTGTAATATAAAAATCTTTTTCTGTATCCTGAATATCTAAAAATATTCCAGAAGAAACAAAAATACTTTCACCAATTAATTTTCTTGCTGATGAATTCATCATATCTCCTTGACCGGAGCAAGTATTTGTGGTCAACAATGCATCAAAACCCAAACAATAGCAAAATTTAGTATTATCTTCAAGCATTATCATCTTAACTGATTTTTGTGGTCTTCTATTATTTGCTTCCCCAGTTATTGAAGTTTCTATAACATCACTTCCAGATTCTTGATATGTAAATTTGCCACTAGTGGTAAAAGTGCATCCATAATCTTCTATTTTTCCATCTTCTCCTTTTGGAATAGTAGATAAATCACAGGTATAAAATTCTTCATTTTTATTCATTTCCCAATATGTCAAAATGAGTCTATTGTCTCTATCTCTAAAAACTTTCATAATTAATTACCAATTTTCTTTAAGTTGTTCCTGACTATTTGGATTAGTTGGATCAATTAAAATATCTAATCCCTCATCTTTAGTTGGGGATAATTCTAATCCAATCATAGATTCAAGTTTTTTGTAATGATGATCTTCAATATTAATCTCAAGACTTTTTTGATAATTTAATTGCCCCAAAAGAAGATTTACCAATTGACTTGTAACATCACCATCAAGATCTATACGAGACAAATCCACAGCAATTGCGGGATAGTCATCTATATTTTTATTTAAAGACGAATCCCATATTTTTGCTATAATACTGTTACTAGTTTCATCTATACTTACAATTTTAACCGTTGGCATTATGATGCCCCTCCTGCTATACTACCATATGCTAACCAAGTTACATATGAGTTACCAACTATATAGTTTCCTGCTGCACCACCAGATCCAGCACTACCACTACCCACGGCACCTAAAGCACCACCAGATCCACCAGAAGTAGAACAAGCAGTTTGATTTCCATTTGAGCTACAGTATCCACCACCACCAGCACCACCAGCAGTTAAAGAACCAGAACTTCCTGCATTATACCCACCTGTACCGGCAGGAAAACCAGCACCACCACCTCCACCGCCGTGAACAGCAGTAGCAGTATAACATTCTTGTTGGCAACAACCAGTTTGTTGACAACCGTTTGCATATCCATCAGATCCAGCACCACCACCACCGCCTCCGCCAGCAATTGTTCCAGTATTGTTTATTGCTAAATTATAAAATGCATTTAATGCATTGCCGCCAGCACCACCAGCACCACCAGCATCACCAGCACCAGCTCCGCCTGCGCCAACAATATAACCAACATTATTTAATTGAAAATAAGATCCGCCAGGCCAATTTCCAGTAACAAAAGCGGTATTTGCTGTATCTGAAGCCCCTATCACAATACCACTATCTACAGTTAAATAATATTTGACTGTTTGATTTGAACTATAAACAGTTGCTGTTGTTTTCTTTCCTCCAACAATTGTTGCATTTTGAAAATCAGTTCTAGCATTATAATTAGTTTGATTTGTACTCACCGTTCTTGTTGCGTTTAATATTTTATTATAAAAATTAGAAAATTTTATAGTTGCACCACTTGCTGGAATTCCAGAATCTAATGCACCATAACTTGACAATCCATCATTTCCAACAGAACCAAATTCACTTCTAATTTGTGAGAAACTAATAGCACCACTACTTGGTAGGGTCATTTTCTAACCTCCTTACTTTTTCCGAAAGTTCTTTGATTGCTTCAATTAGAAGTGGTACAATTTTTTCATATTTAACAGTCTTGTAATTTTCACCACTTCTGGAATATTCATTTCCGTCATCATCCACATCAATATCAAATGGTGCTGCTTTCACAACTTGTGGAAGTACTTTTTCTACTTCTTGTGCGATGACACCAACTTGTTCTTCTCTTGTATAACCAAAAGAAGCAGCAACATCATTTGCATTATATGTAACTCCACGAAGAGAACATACTTTATTAAGAGCATTTGCAATTGGACTGATATTTTCTTTCAGTCTCAAATCAGAATAGAATGCGGTAATATCATTTGTTGCACGAATTTCACCAGCAGTACCCGAAGCAGCAGTTCCAACACCGAAGGAATTAACTTGATAATTATTTCCAGTTACAAGAGCACTTGCCGTACCAGTTAAAGTTGCAGTAATAGTTCCAGCACTAAAGTTACCTGAAGCATCACGAGCAACTACTGTAGATGCAGTATTTGCACTTGTAGCATTTATTGTAATAGTTGCAGATGCAGAGTTATTAAATGATCCAGACAAGTAAGTTCCAGTAGAAACACTATACTGAAGAGTTCCATTTAAATTGGTAGCACTAATTGTACCAGCACTAAAGTTACCAGAACCATCACGAAGCACAATACTGCTTGCTGTGTTTGTACTTACGGGCTGATAACTTTGCAGAGAAGAAGCATTTAAATTGCTAACTTGTGTAGTGGAAGACACTACAAATGGTGCAGTTCCTGTTGCAATATTTGAAGTAATAATTCTACTTGTAATATCACGGGCAGCAAAATCACCATTTACATCTCTAGAAACAATACTTGCGCTATTGTCACCAAGAGTCCAAGTTGATTTTGCATCAACATTAAGTACTCTTGCTATACTTCCATTATAAGTGGAACCACTTGTATAACTTAAATGGGTATTGAGAGTCAAATCCCCAAGGTTACTTCCAAGAGCAACACCAGAAATCGTGCTATTTGCTAGATTTGCATTTGAAATTGCAGCAGAACCAGAAAGATTGGTATTTGTCAATCCAGTAATAGTATTTGAACCAGCAGCAATTGTTTTATTAGTTAAGGCATCAGAAGTATTTTTACCAACTAGTGTATCTGTTGCTGCTGGTAATGTGAGAGTTCCACTTGCAGTTGATGATGCTACTAATTTAGTAAATCCAGAAGTTCCTTTAAAATCAATACCAGAAGTACTAACTGTACTAATTCCAGTATTATTTAAATTGGTAATTGTAGCATTTGTATAAGTAACAGCAGTACCAGCAAGTGCTGTAATAATTCCTACATTTTGATAAGCATAAGTACCACTTAATGTAGTGATATTGCCACTAGTATAAGTCACAGCAGTACCAGCAAGTGCTGTAATTATGCCAACATTTTGATAAGCATAAGTGCCAGTCAATGTAGTGATGTTACCACTAGTATAAGTTACAGCAGTACCAGCAAGAGCACTAATAGTAGAAGAACTTACATTTAATTTTCCAGCAAATGTAGAAACACCAGCATATGTTGAATTGAAAGAACTACCAACGTTAATATTTGCAGTATTAGAGAAAGTAACACCAGTACCAGTAACTTCTAAATTATAAAGTTGCGAAATGCCTTGTGTATGTTTCTGTGTATAAGCAGTTGTGATTGCCCCAACTGAATTTGTTCCTGGGAAAACTGCACCATTATAAATTGTGATTCCTTCAAAAGCAACACTACTAAATGTTTGAGGTGTAACAAATGTTACTGATTCAGTTACATAAAGATTTTTGAATCTTGCAGTTCCATTTACTTCCAATTCATTTGTGAATGGGAATGTTGCGTTTGTTTGACCAATTCCAAGTCTATCTAAACGAAGAACATCCAAGTCCTTCTCAACACTAATCATTCCAAATCTCTTCCAGTCACTATCAGCATAAACGTGACCTACATATCCACCAGATACTGGACTGGAAATTAGAGAAATATCACCAGAACGAGCACCAGAAATTACTGCAGAAGTTGGAGTAGAAATTCCAACTGTAATTAGTTTTGATTGAGAAGAAGTTCCTTTAACATATAAGTTTTTAGTTTCAATTCCATTATCTGATGTATTTGTAATTTTCTGTGTGAAATTTACAGGACCATAGAATTGTGAAGTTTGGTTATTATTTTCGCCGCCTTCAACCGTAATTCTTTCTTTTACTACAATATCATCATAATATCCACTCAATCTCTTGGTTAAATCTGTATTCGCATCATCCCCAGTATAAGTAAATATTGGAGCATCAAAGAGTTCTTCTTCTCCAGTGATGGAAGTTAATTTCTTTGAACCAGAATAAAACTCACCCAAATCATTCATACCAGAATAAACGATTGTTCCCCCATCTTGTTCTTTTGCTTGGGAAACAATTACTTCATCGGAACTTAGAATTTTAGTTTGCTTTTGTGGAAGACCAGTTGAATAGTTGCCAGGACCGTATCCAACATATTCAAATGTGTGCCCAGAAGCACGAAGATATGATGGACGATGGAATTGAATTGGAATGATACGAATTTTCTTAACAAGGGTTCCGCTATCTGCTGCTGCTGAAATTGTACCAAATTGTCCGCGAATTACAGATGTGCAAGTATCATTTAAGATACGAAGAATTTCTGAATTAATTTGGATGAAATCGCCCTTTTTGAATCCATTTGGACTTGAGAGATTAATTGTAGTTGCAGAAGGAGATAAAGAACTTCCAAGTGTTACAGAAATTCCACCATAAATGTAAGATGCACGACCACCAAGATTGCTCTCCCCATCTCCAATTGGAAGAGCATTTACTCCAATACCTTGTTTTAAGACTGTACCACCACTCACATACGGTTGAGTTGCAGTTACGACACCAACATTAAATGTAAATGTAGTAAGACCAACTACATTCTTAACTACAAATGAACTATCATAGATTGCCTTTCCTGTACCAACAATTGTAAATTTATTACCAACAAGCAATCCGTGAGATGTAGATGTAGTAACTGTTGCAATTCCAGTCCTAATATTTGTAAAGTTTAAAGTTGAAATTGTGGAACCTTCTGCCGTAATTGCAGCATAAGGCAACTTGCCATCAGTTCTAGATGTATAAACACCAACATTATTTGCATTATAGACTGTAAATTGTTTTGGTCCAGGAATTGCTGTAATTTTAAATAAACCATTATAACCTTCACTTGCAAATCCAACAATTTGAATTGCATCACCAACATTATTATTGATAGAAGTTACTTGTACGGTTGCGAGTGTTGTTCCGCCCGCAATGCTCATTGTATTTCCTACACCATAAGCACTACCACCATCTACAATACTTACATCTGTTGGAACTCCACCAGACAATGAAACTTTAACTGTTGCATTAATTCCTGCTCCAGTTCCACCCACCAAAGCAGCAGAATAAAGAGTTGTTGAACCATAACCAGAACCAGTAGCAGTTAATGAAAGTGCAGAAATCGCATTCAGGTTGTGTTCTCTATCTGTATAGAAAGTAACAGCAGTTCCAGTTACAGCAGCATAAGTAATACCAAAACCAATTGTATTTTCTTTTACAAATAAATCCAGAGCTTCCTTTGTAACTGAATTTCTCTTATCATCCGTTGTGACTTTTCCAAGTGGTTGAATATCTGCGTAAGTTGTAGTTGCCTTTGGATCTGCATTATAATTATCTCTATCCAATTGAGGATAAAGATTACGAACATCTTGATTGTAGTTTTTATAACTAATACCATATCCAACATTTTTAAGTGTTGGTGATTCACCCGAAGACATTACTGTAAGATGATAGATACCATCTTGTCCTGTTGTTGAAGAACCAGGAATAAATTTCTTTATTTCATCAATTCTATAGATGAAATAAGTATCGTAATATCTTTCTCTAATTACAGTTGGAAGTGCTGCAACTTGTTGTGAAGTGGTTCTTTGATTTGTGATATTTGCAAAAGAACCAGGATCAGTAGCAATACCAGAAATAGTAAATGTTTTGCTACTTGGAACTGATGCAATTGCGAAAGAACCATTAAATACTGAAGATGCTGAACCAGTTGGATTATTTGAACTCAATACATTTTGTATCTTAATTCCGTCACCAGAACTTAAATTGTGTGGAAGTTCAGTTGTAATGGTAATTACATTTGAAGAATACGATGCTCCAGTAATAACTTTTGGATTTTTGAGTTGTATGGAATTAGAAAGATCTCCAGACAAAACTCCAGGACTATCAATTGTTGTTGTGCTACTTTCTTGAAGAGTGTAACCAGCAATTGGTGGTCTTGCATTTGTTGCTTCTTTTGGAATTACATAACGAAGTTTATAAATTCTTTCATTTAATGAACGATTATCTAATTTTCTTTTTACGAAAGTAGATCCAGATTCTAATCCTAATCCAGTTGTGCCCAATCCCACAATTGCATTATAGATGGTATTATCTTGAGTGGAATTAGAACAAATAATATACCAATTTGAATTCGTAGAATCAAATTGAATTGGATGCCCCAAATCTCCTGGTTGTTTGTCAGTTACTGAACTGACAATAGTAAGAATACCTCCAAGATTATTGGTTCCATTAATAGTTCTTGGTGTTGCAGCAATTGCATCACTATATGTTGGTGAAAGTTTAACTTGATTTGAAGACCCAGTTGTAGAAATATAATAAACTTTATTCAATTCTACATTATTTGGTGCTTCAGCAGTATCGCTGAATACTCTTACTTTTTCTCCATTATAAAAATTGTGGGCACCTGTGAGTGTAAAAATATCACTACTAATGCTATTAATACCAGCAGATCTACCAACAGTAGATACTTTCTGTGCGGAATATACTGAACCACCAGGAGACTGCATCAAGACTGGTGCAGTATAAGTTGTTTGTGCTGTTCCAATAGTTACTGTTAGATTTAACAGTTCGTTTTGTTTTGCTCCAATACGATAACTATCAACTTGATGCGGTGGAGCAATATCTAAACTGTTATATCCATAAAGATATAGATTTGAGATTGTTGCTGCTGAAATTGTTTTTGTAATATCTAATGATAACCAAGTAACTTCATTTTCATTTGTAATAACTTCTCTTGGCGGAATAATATGAGTAATGTATCCAGTATTGTCACGATCAAATGCTTCTTTGCGGAAACCAACAGATTCAAGAGCTACAGCACCAAAGTTACTATTAGAGTTGGTAATGGACATATCGCCACCACTTTCAGCTAAGAATTGTCTAGCATAACCAATCGCAAAGATAGATACGCACTGAATAAAACCACCATTTGATACTTTTACGTGGTTATTTTCGTATGATGGTTTGTAGATGGAACCAGAATATGTGTGAAGTGGGGAATTTGATGATTGACTATTATCTTTAAACGATTTGCTGGTTGAATCATAATCAATAAAAGCATTATCATCTTTCTGTAGTGACACCCCAGTAAATTGTGCCACAACCATTGATTTAAAACCAGTGGATTTGCTTCCATCAGCGTGTATACCATTCATACCATAAACTGATCTTATAGAACAGTTAAAGATATAAGGAGAAGCAGAAGAAACGCTATCTGCTTCTATAACAACTTGTGCATCTTGAAGATAAGTAACAGGATCTGGAACTGGATTTGTTGGAGATCCTAATGATGTATAGGTGAATGTGGTGAGTCCTACGATACCACTTACGACAAATGAACCATTATAAATGCTGGTATCAATACCAACACCCTTCATTAAAATTGGAGTATCAACAAAAAGACCGTGAGTTGCGTTGGTGGTTACAGTAATAGATGAAGATGGGGTTACACCATCACCAGAACGAATACTTGTGATTCCAAGATTGTTTGCGTTTAGATTTCCAACAATACGATATTCATCTACACTTGGTTCAAAATCAAGACCAACTGGATAATCTATAATTGGTCTTCCGGAACTATTACCATAAACTAAAGTAAGTTTGTGGTAATACATCTGCAGATCAGTTAATCCACTATCTACGTTGCTGATCTTTACATTATTCACACCATCAGCATATGCAAATGCAGTTAGTTTGTGGTGAGAATAATTTGGGAAATTTGTAGTGTTGTTATAATTTTTATAAGAAAATTTTGTAGTATCTGCATCTAAAAATGTAAAGATACTGAAATAGCAAGTACCAGTTACATTAAAAATAGAAGAAGTGTTAATATAATCGTCTAGTGGGTCTGGAACATATAATGGACGAATTTTAGTTTTTCTTAAATCATAACCAATAATGGATACACCACGAGGAATGATTACACCACCATCTACCGAGTTTAATTTATATAAATCGTTATTTGCGTCAAGTACATCTGTATTAAATGCCGATCCAAGTTCATTGATTGTAACACCACTTGCCCAAGAAACTCCAGAACCAGATCCAGTTCTCTGCTTTAGTGCTCCGGTAGTATCAATTGCAAATCCTGGACGATTATCAATATAATGAGTTCCAGGATATACAAGTACGGTTGTTCTATCAATTCTATCGTTATTTCTTCCTGACTGATATGAAAATCTTGCTGCCTCTATTAGTGCTCTTTGAATAGATTTAAATGGGCGGGCTAAACTATTACCCTTATTTTCATAACTATCAGTTGCATCAAAATCTGATGGATTAACATAAAGAATGTTACCTTCAGCATTCTTTAGGAAATTTTCTAACCTGGAGAGTGGCATTTTATAAGCACAGATATTTCTTCTGTCTTATTTAGACACTTAATAAATCATCACTCAATCGGTATAAACTAATTCCCCACGAAGTTCAGCAAGTTTTGCTTGTGCAAATGTTTCTACACAGGTCCAATAAGTTTCTCCTGTAAGTGGAAAGTTCTTATTCACAAAATGGGAGGACATATCTTCTTGCAACTCACGAAGTTCTTGTAGGGTCTCACGGTCAATTTGCATTATGGGCACACAGTGGTCCTTTTCATTCTAGCACACATTTTGGATCCTGTCAAGGGGTATGATCCATTATAAAATCTTCATAAGGGCGATGAGCCCCAAACATCCAAAGTATTCTGGGAGTTTCTCCTTTCACTTCAGTTACATAATGAGTTTGTTCTGAAGCATAATAACAGTGTAAATCTCCAGCATTAATATCAACTAACTCATCATCCACATATAATTCTGCACCTTCTTCTGTTGTTTGAGACATTATATTGCAACGATATGTAGTCCAACCATTTTCTGCTTTTGGATCACGATGGCTGTAAACATCACCTCCAGGATAAGTTACAGAGACAACTACACCTTCACTACCGTGACCCATAATTAATGGTCTATGGGATATTCCCATAAATTCACGAATTCTATTTGAAATATCAATTACAAGTTCGGGGTATTTTTTATCCTCCATATGCATTCTACTGGTTAATCTTTTTTTATATTGATGATTTCCTCGTGAAACTCCCAAATTAATCCACCCCTCTTCAATACCATTTAAGGCAATTTTTGATAATTGCTTACATTCTTCTAATGTGATAAAATTTTTGAATATTTTAATCACAATTCAGTAGAATATTCAAATCTTTCAAATTCATCCATACAATAAGTTTTTATAATTTCTACCATTTCTGGTGTATAAACATCTTTATAATTTGGACCCGGAATGGCATTAATTTGATAATCACTCCATCCAATATTACACTCTACTAAAAATTCTTTCACTAATTCCATATTTTCAAATTTAAATAATTTAATATTACTTTCATCTTCTCCATTTACATAATTAACTTGCGACTGCATAAAATGATATTTTTTATAATCACCATTTCCAAATTTTTTTACAAACTCTTCAAAAGTTTCTGGAACTTCTGGAAAATCTGGATTATTTGCTTGTCCGTGTTGTCTGGACCATTTCCATAAACTATGAACTCTATCATATGGATTTCTAACAATTACAAAAAATCCAACTTGATCAGAATTTGCTGCAGGCAATGCCCTTTTAACAAATTCAATTGTAGGAGCATTTTTAACCGGAATTGAAAAATCAGTTACATCAGTAAATGGGTCGTGTATTTTTGAAGTTTGATTGTGAATTTTAAGCAAATTTTTAATGAACATTCCTGCTGTTTTTGGGATGTGAATATAGATGTATAATTTCTTTTCCATATTAAGTAGAAATATCAGAATTTATTTTATCTAAAAGTTTTTGATTTTCAAGTTGAATATCTGGTAAATTTAATTTATCTTGTTGTGCCTGTTTTTCCTGTTCAGCAATTAATTGATCTTGTTTTTCTTTTTCTATATTCCACAAATCAATTAGTGGTTGAATATAATTAATATCTTCAAAAAATTCATTATTTTTTTGCTGGCGATTAATAAATTCAATTTCGCCATAAGTTTCATACCATTGAATTGCATCAACTTCCTGATCAAAAGATGAATTATCAACGGTTAAAAATGCACCATCAATTCCTATACTTTTATCCGATTTAATATATGTAAGTCTCATTGTTCTTCTCCTGATTCTAAAATATTAAGTAGTGGATTTAATGGGGTTACTTGCGTTGGAATAATTCCTTGCTGTAATGATTGAATGTAAAGTTGTTGGTTTTGTTGATTTCCTTTTACAACTTCATTTCTAAAACTTTCTACAGCAGCACCAGTTTGATTTGATTTTTGTGCAATCTCCACTGCCATCACAGGCATCCAAGCAATTGCACAAGACCACTCATCAACTGGCTCTCCTGTATTTGGATTGGTTCCTCGCATTTGTGTGTACCAAGAACACTTAATCCCTACACAATCTTTTTTGATTAAAGGGCAAAAATTCCCTGGTTTCATTTTAGTCATAGTTAAAGATAATAATATGAATATTATAGCACAATTAGGTTTTGGATGCAATAATCAAATCTACATATTGAACGGCAAAATCCATTGCAGTCGCAGTAAATCCGTGATTGTGAGCACTACCAGAACCTTGATCAATTCCTCCAGTATTAGCACCAACTCCAGAAGGAATTACTATCCCATCTCCGGATTTATAACTTGAGCTATAATATCCTTTTATATTATATGATGATGGAGCAACATAATAGTGAGTGTGATTGCCCAGTTGAGATGCTGAAAGTGTAGTATTAGCAACAGTACCTGCAGGAGTTCTAGAAGTAAAGACACTAGTAAAAGCAGTAGAACCACCAAAACTTGCAGATCCTGATACAACTCTTAATGTTTTATCATTATGTGTAGTTTGTTTTGTCCATCCAGTTGGTGCTGATGTTTGTTGAAACAACATCAAAGTTCCAGAAGGAAAAACCGTACCTGTAACATTAGATCCAGATACAGGCAACCATTGACCAGAACTTCTAACATAAGTTGGCATAACAAATTAAATTTTAATATTTTAAATATTTAGATTGATATTCAATTAATTATTTTTTTCCTTTTTTAGTTCATTTATTTCTTCTTTTAGGTCTTTAATGGCCTCAATCAAAAGAGGAATTATCTGATCATATTTGACTGCAAGGTAACCATCATCTCTTTCAATGACTGCTTGGGGAAGAACTTTTTGTATTTCTTGTGCAATAACTCCAGATTCGCTTCCCGTTTTTCCGGATTTTTTATCCCAATCAAATATATTTCCACTAATTGAAAGTACTTTATTTAATGAATTTGAAATTGGTGTGATATTATTTTTTAATCTTTGATCTGAAGTATAATATGCAGTAATATCCCCCGCCACAAAAAGATTTGTTCCATCAAATTGAAAATTATTAGAACCGGTTGTAAGGTTAGATGCATTTTTATATAAAACTTGATTTGCTGATCCTATAGCATCTATTGATCCAGTTGCAGTGGCACCACTAGTATCATACCAAACATCACCATCACAAGGACTTGCAGGTGCTGTAGATTGGACATATTTTGTCCCATAAGCATTACTAGTAGAAGCAATATTGATAGTATTTCCAGTCGCTGTTGTAATTGGATTCGTACAACTATATGATGTTTGATTTACAGTTAAACTTACAAGACTAGTTACAGTATCTGCAATTCTTGCAGAATCAACACGAACACCATAAGTATTTGCACCATTCCAACCCATCAATGTTGGGTATGTTGAAGACCAAGCAACTTGAGAGTTGGTATTATTTACTGCTCCACCATCAGGAGAAGTGCTAGCAGAAGCATCAAAGATTGTGTGGCTGTTTCCATAGTTTTTCCAAGAAAGTTGCCCAACGACAGCAGTAATAGTTCCATTTGTAGACCAATTAGTTCTTCCTGTACTTAAGTTAGTTGCAGTTGCAGCATTGCCAGAACAAGAAGCAGAAGAACCGGTAACATTAATCCCCCAAGAACCTGATGCTCCTGTTCCTATAAGTGTTGGAGCGTAGGAATTATAGTTTGAAGAATTTAAGTAATAAACCCAACTACCAAAAGTACCTGCTGTTATATTTCTTGTTGCTAATCTATTAGCATTGTCTTCCCAACCCCAGGCAACTTGTGTTCCCCAATAATTACTACCATTACTATGACGATAATTGTCAATGAACCACCACCCACCAGGACCATTTGTAGATGAATAATCATCACCTTGATGACTCATTGAACCCGCAGGAGTATTTTGGAAGTCTGTATTATAATTTCCACTACCACCCCTGCGATTAATATAATTTCCTGAGTTTAGGAATGTTGCACTAGTAGCACTAGTAGCAGAATCAGCAAATCCAGCATATATTTTACTCCAAGAACCCCAAGTGCCACCTTCTCTAAATCTTACCGAAGGGTATGGAAGTCCTCCACCAGGAGTTCTTGGAATTGCAAACTCCATTGCATATTGTGAATATGCATAGTCATTGCCGAGACCTATTGAAAGATTATAATATTGTGTGACACTAGGAATTCCAGGACCATTTGTAGCACCCTGAATATAGTTAAATCCAAAATTAGTACTAGAGTTAAAGTCCGTTCTGGTACTGTGATTGTTCCCCATATTATTGAAGAACTGGGTTGCAGTAATACCATTCAGGTAATTTGAGTTTAAATTACTAACTTGAGTTGTAGAAGTAACTGTAAGTGGAGCAGTTCCTGTTGCTACTGTTGATGCTATTGTTCTAAATGAAGAATTACCAGAAGAATCTACAGACCCAACAGTAGCACTGGCACCATTACCAAAGTTTACTCCACCAGTTCCTTTATAGTAATTGATGTAAGTTCCAAAAGCACCAGTTTTTGCGTCAATATGTAGGTTTCCATTGGTTGTAACTACAGAAGCATTTGTCGTATCTGCATTTCCGTTTCCGCCAATTCTTAAATATTGTCCCCAAGTTGAATTTGGACCATAAAGAGCAGAACCATCCCCAGCAATTGTAATTGAATTGGCAGTTATTATTGAAGTCGCAAATGTATTTGTGACTTTGTTGAAAGTGAGATTTGCATTTCCAGCAAAAACATTACTATCATTAAATTGTATTTGTGTGTTGGAACCAGCAGCAGCAACAGAAGAAGCATTGATTCCTGTAATACTTGTATTAGTAACAGAAGTAATTCTGCCTTTAGAATCTACTGCAAATACAGGAACTTGAGAACCAGATCCATAAGTATTCGCAGTAACACCAGTGGATGCTAAAGTGCTAGTTGCAGTGACATTAGAAGAACCATCAAAAGATGGACTTGTATAAGTCAAATCACCAGTAATAGCGATAGTTCTACCTGTGGTCAATTTGTCTGCTTGGGCAACAGTAGCAGCACTAAAATTAACCCCAACACTGGATGCCGAAGTAATTCTGCCTTTAGCATCAACTGCAATCTGTGGAATTGTTGTCGTAGAACCATAAGTATTCGCAACAACACCAGTATTCGCTAATGTTCCAGTTGCAGTTACATTAGTAGTACCATCAAATGATGGACTTGTGTATGCCAAGTCTCCTGTAATGGCAATGGTTCTTCCATTGGTTAATTTATCTGCCGATGCTACTGTTTGAGAACTAAAATTAACACTAACACTGGATGCCGAAGTAATTCTGCCTTTTGAATCAACTGCAATCTGTGGAATTGTTGTCGTAGAACCATAAGTATTCGCAACAACACCAGTATTCGCTAATGTTCCAGTTGCAGTTACATTAGTAGTACCATCAAATGATGGACTTGTGTATGCCAAG